CGCTACCTATTTCAACTCTTAGTATTGCCTCAGCATCGTCTATATCCATTTCTCTCGCGAATACAGCTGCATCAGTTTGTAAATCCAATAATTCTAAATCATCAAATGCTTCCTCTACCGGATCGTATTCTTCGTATACTTTTCCTTTTAAAGGGTGATATAATGAAAGTAACTTTTGTAAGTTTTGTTTTTCCCTAGGTACTCGTAAGTCTCCGTTTCGAAATTGTATATGCCCAAGCGTTGCTTCTCCCTTTTGCTCTTCTTTAAAAGGTGAATCGTGATTAGTAGCATACCTAAGTTCTTTTTGGGTACCCTTTTTTGCATCAAAATATAATAGCGAGTGCTTTCGAGTGTGTTTACCTGGTATAGTTAATGTGAGAGGATTGTGTCTTCCCGTAAGGTAATATATCCTATCTTTTATTTCCCATTCTGGTTTAGCAGGTTTTTGCTCTACTACTTTTTCCTGTACGGGCGCTATAATTTCTTCTACAGCTTTTTCTACTTTCTCGGCTTTCTTAGCCACTGGTTTTTTATTTGCCATGATATAATATAATTTAATAATTAATAAGAGTAATAGTTACCCCCATCCATAAGACAGGGGTAAGAATTACCTTTGAGCTATTATGCTCCTTTGAATAATACAAAGTTATTAGCGGCTTGAGTAATCAAACATCTTTCAGATAGGAAGTTTACTTCCATTGCATCAAGAGTTGAGCTAGCAGCTCCACCAACAGATCCTGTTAACCAAGATTTCATTCTACGATCATCAGTCTGAGAAGCTCTGTATCGTACGTGCAAGAATGGACGTCTGATGTTAGTTCCTAATACTTGATCGTAAACAGTTGAAGTTCCAGCTGGTACTAATACTCCTTCGATTGAAGCAATACCGGTAGAGCTAACAGCCCCACGAGTAGATGCGTCATTTAAGTATTTCCAGTCTGTCTTGTAAAAGTCATAAGAACCTCTACGGAATCCTGAAAATCCTAAGTTAAGTGCCATGTCTTGTGAATTTTCAAATAATCCAAAAGAACTACCACCTTGGTAAACAGCACCTGAGCCACTTGGAGAACCAACACCTGATAGCATATCGTCAAAATCAAGATTTGTAGATCTGTTTAAGAAAAGCATGTTTTCTTCAATAGCTCCTTGCGTATCTAGGTTTTTAAGAATTGCGTCAAAATCAGCTAATCCTGTAGATGCCGTAAATCCAGTTTGAATGTTACCTCTTTCTTCTATTGCAGCAAATAAACCTTGTGTACCTGGTTGCATTAGGTTTTGGTAAGCGGCAGCGCCCGCGTTAGCGTTACGTTCACCTTCTACCATAGCCATTTCTAAATAATCGTTAAAACGTAAACGAGTTTCAGATTCTGCTTTTAGGTACCATAGGTATCCGTCAGTTCCGTCTTCAGTAGCTACATTCACCCATCCGATCTGTGCAGTATCTGATCCAGATACAACATATTGATCTCTAATAATGATTGGTGAGTTATGGTACTGAGTTAGTACTGGCTCTACAGATACTCTGGCTGCAGAGTTTCCTTTTCCTGCACCGATAGTAGTCCCTTTAGAGTAGTCAGATCCATAAACGAATATTTTAAGACCTGTTACATCCGCAGCAAATGCAGTTGCAATTGATACTCCACTATATAGTTGAACAGCAATGTGAGCAACGTTAGTTAATGTACCCCCGTTAACTGCAGGAATATCAGTTACGATAGCCTTAGCTTCTTTTCCAGTTGCTGGATCCATAATAACGATAGTATCGTTAATAGAGATTACGTTGTTCACTAGCGGGTCAGAAGTAACTGTTGTTAAATCTAAGTGCGTAGGCGCAGCTAGTGCAGCTACATCAGTGTAAGAAATGTGCAAACGGTTTTGTTCAGACCAAATAACTTGATCAGAAGTCATTGGCATTTCAGCGCCAACCATACCTAAAAATCCAGATAGCGTTCTGTTTCCATAACGCTCTACTTCTGCTTCGTAGATTTCTGGTAAATATTGCTGAGCAAAATCAGCGAAGTTGTCTCCGCTTGAGCTGTCAGTCCATTGTAAATAGTTGCTGTCAAGAGCAACAGTTGTTTGAGATGGGACTAAGCTCCCAAATTGTTTATTTAAAGCCATTTTTAATTGTTTTTAAACTTTTTAATTTTTAGTTTTGATGAGTCCACTCCAGAAACTGATTTCACGGTGTATGCTCCAAACTTAGCGGCTCCTGTTGGGGCAGCTTTTCTAGCAGAGCTAGACGTATTATTAGATTTGTTTACAACATCCCTAATAGCGTCAGCCTTACCTTGTTCGTAAAAGTGATTTGCTATTTTATCAGCATTTGCACCTGCATACAACGCTTTGTGATACCCTGCGGTATCTTCAATCATACCATCTTTGCCAAGGAACTTCCCTATAAAATTGCTAATGTCTGATTGTTTTTCTGCTACCTGCGAAACGTTTTGTACGCCATATCTAAATTTCTTATCACCTAGGTCAAAATCGAAACCTTCGAATTCATCATTAAGTAACTGGTTAGTATTGGCTTTAAACTTTTCATGGTTAGCGGCGTTTCTTTCCTGATCCTCTTTATATCGATTAAAAAAGTCCGATGCTTTCTGTTGATCCGGGGACACGTTTGGTGAGTTCAACTTGATCTCATCGTAATACTTATCCTTAGTATCGTTTAAAAACTTACGGGCTTTTGCAACCTCTTCTTTATACGCGAGTTTTTTTCTTCGGATATCTCGCTCCTCGTCTGAGTCTTCATCAAATGCAAACTTATCGTCGATCATAAAATCAATTTCGTCAGCGCTCAAATGAGACTTGGTGTTTTTATAGTATTCTTTAACTAGCACATCACGATCTATATCATCGTAATTAGTATTTAGCCTAATGTAATCTTGCATCGTTCCGCCTGTCTCCTCCATAAAAGACACAAGTTTGGTAATGTTTTCTGGTAATTCTGGTTTTACTAACTCAGGCTGAGTGGTTTCAAGTTCGGGTTTAGCTACTTCTTTTCGCTGCTCGGCTTCTTCGGTGATTTCTTTGATAACTGGCTCGGCTTCTTCGATTTTTTCTTCGCTGTCGATTGGCTTTTGTACGTCATCTTTTTCTTCTTTAGGAATTACTACTTTTGTTATATTACTGGGGATGTCTATTAACGGCTCTTTGTTTCTAGCAGCTATTTGCTCGTCTGTTAATTTCGGTTTAGATTGGATCTTAAAAGATCCTTCTGTTTTTTCACTCATGATATGATATTATATAATTATTAAATACTTATTTATTAAAACTGGGACATGTCTATAGCCGGCATTCCTTCTGCTGCTTGATTTTCAAAATCTTTGGGAGCTCCTTGAGATTGTCTTTGTTCTATCATTTGACTTTGCTGCGTACCTTCTTTTTCTATTCTTTTAGCTTTAGCGGCATCTGCATTGTCATCCTTAGCTTTTAGTTGCTGCATTTTCATTTGCTCTAATTGCAAGTTGTATTTAAACTCAGTAGCCAGCAGTTCTTTCTTAATTTGAGCCTCAGCCTGCATTCTTTGCATTTCAAAGTTTGATTTAGCTTGTTCTATTGCAACTTTTTCTGCTGTCATAGCCTGTTGCTTCTGCACTTCAGCCATAGCGGCTTTCTCAGATGCCTGAGCATTAGCTTGAGCCTGTGCCTGTATATTTTGCTGCACTAACGCTTGCTCTTTCTCTTTACGCTTTTTGCGTTTTACCTTAAGCATTTCGTTTGCTAGCTTAAGATTTTTAATCTGATTAATATCTATTGAATCCTCAATATCTATTTCTTTAGTCTGTAAAGCAATTTGTATATTTTTTTGCAGCTCCGCTCGTTCCTCGTCGTCTGGCTCCATTGCAAGGAATATACCAAAGTCGTGTAAGTTAAGATTCTCAACCTCTCTTAATGTCTCTACATTAAATGTAGATATACTATTCATTAAAGAATTTTTAGTAAGAGGAAAATTCAGTACATCACTTATTTTTAATGATATGTTTTCGCAAGTACTAAGTGTTAACTGTATACTAGCGTCTTGTATATGCTTAGTGGCAACGTTCGATGCGTTAGCCGCCATTTTTTGCAAACCAACTAAAGAATCGGGGCTTGGCATACTTCCGTCGCGAGCTTCGTTTAAACCTGTAACATCTCTAATCATTTGCATATTGTAATTGTATGCAGTAATTAAAGCCTGTATTTTACCAATTCCAGATGAGCTTGATAATTCTTGTATAGGGACCTTTCCTCTGTTCATGTCCCCCTCTTGGGTCATAGACCTACCTACAACGGATCCTGTTTGAAAATACATATTTAATGCTTCCGTAGGATTATAACTTGTTCCATTACCTAGGTCAACTTCCGCTAAACCGTCGACATCCAGGAATACTCCATCGGGAACCATTCTAGCTAGCACCTGCTGTATTTTTAAATGTGTCAATTGTATTATGTCAGCAAACCCAATACACTTGCTTACGAGTGATTGTATCACTCCTTTGTACATTCTAGGTGCACATATAGAGTAACTCATTTCAACCCTAGTAGTATCCGCTAATGGTCTAGTCATATTTTCAGACATTTCCCACTTAAGCATTATATCAGTGCCTATAACTTTAGCTCCCTCATATAATACTTCAATTGACCTCGCCACCCTATCAAAGTTATCATTTGGTGGCGGATCGAACGCACTGGTTTTTTCAATTGCTTTTTCTAATCCGTTATCCGTCTTTTTTATTTTAAATACTTGATCAGTGTACGTCTTGTACTCAAAGTACATTACCTGTACTGTGTTATAATCATAGTTTTCAAAACCTTGTATCATCCTGCGGTTGCCAGGATATTTTTGAATTCTTTCTAATTCTTCATTAGATATGTAAGGGAATTCTTTTTTAAGTTCCGGTATGGTTATTGACTTAACTTCTCCTACGTAGTATATGTCCTCAAAGTGTGGGTCTTCCGTGTACGACCAAACGCAATAAGCTGGATCTACGTAATCAACCACAATGCCCTCTGCAGGATTAAACGATGTTTTTGTAATACCTATGCCGATATTAACCAAATCTTGGTTAACTCTAGCCCTAGTGAGGTCGTACTCGTTTGTTGCCAACACTGTATTAATAGCTTCTTCTTCCGCAATTTCTATAGCCGGTTTGTACTTGAGCTGCATGTGCAAGTCCCTTTCCTCAAGGGATTCCGGGAGCTCTGCATCCATCATGCCTGTTCTGCTCAAATCGTTGCCGGTCAGCTGTGAAGCAATAGCCCGAGTCTCCATGGTAAGCATGTCAAATAAAATGTTTTCGGCATAATCCGTTCTTGCTTTTAAAGATTGCGGATCTTGCGAGTACGCTGATATATCGTATTGCTTTTGTGTAATGCCATTAGCAACAATATTAGAAAACTTTGATAGTATAGGAACTGGTTTCCAGTCTAAATTCAAATAAGACAAATCACCATTAATAGCTAATTCATCTT